ACGGCTATCCCATGTATCCCAGATAGCACCTTCTTTAACTGCTATCCAATGATTAGGAACATGAACAATGCAAGGCTGTTTTGGCAAATGCATTTTGTTGAAATAAAACCAAGTTGATCTGTCTTGGTTTCTATGTTTTGTAAGACATACATACTCAGCTTTGTAGCCAAGGTATCCAAGTGTATCTACAAGATCTGTTTTAGATAAACCTCTTGTAGCAGTTGCCTTGGATTTTTTGTATTCAACATAGCCACCGCCATAGTTGTAACAATAAGTCGGAGCATTCATCTGCTTCATCTTTGTAGCAGCGTTCCAGACTTTGTTGTAGTCAAGGTCTAAAGCTAAACAAATAGCTCGGACACCGCAATCGCCATGTCTCTCCTTTTTAGGATGAGGATTTCTCCTCATGTAATGCAAACCTGAGTGGTTTGCTGTCTTAGAATCTAAGACTAATCTTTCTTGTGCTGTAATAGCCATGTGTTTGTTAATAGAAATTAGTAAACATCAATTGAAGGTAGAACACCTTCGTAATCCAGTGTAGCACATAATGCAACATCTGGCAAATAATTAATTAATCGAAGGCATCTCTTTTTTTTAATACTTCCACTAAAGATCCGCATCTGGGGCAAGATAAATTAGTTATTACTGAAAACTCAGGATAACTTCCCATACCTTCTTCTATATCTACGTCACCGCCAATAATAAGATCGCTATCGCACCAGTAACAGTTCATAATAAATTTAATTGTTTAATAATTTTAGCTTTATCAGTTTTACTTTCTTCTTTTCTTTGTATTTCATAGCAATAAATATGTTTAGGTGGTTTATCTATGTATTTAGCTTTGCCTTCCTTTAATGCTTGTTTTATTTCATAAGTAAATGGTTTGTAATTTTTATTATTATCAACTGACCTTATCGCTTTGTCGTGATAAATTTTGTCGTTATATAAAATTACTTTGCTTTTAGCTGTGTAACCTTTGTGCTTAAAATTTGTAGCTTTATATATAGTTCCAGAATGTTTATAAAATGGATCTGCATAAGAAACTATAATTTTATATTTAGTAAATTTTTTTAAAAATTTTATTGTTTTTCCAATAAAAAAACTTTCAGTATTTTTTTTTGTATTATCTACGCAACACAATCTTTTTAATTCTATTACTTCATTTTCATTGTTGCCGTATTTTTGCCAAGTGTTTGCCATAGACAATGATCCGTAAATAATCGCACCTAACAATTGGTTTTTATAAAACAATCCAAACACATTAGAAATATTTAAACCATTTACATTTTTTGAATAATGCCATTGTTCTATAAAATTTTTTACTTGTTGTACAGCTACAGGTTTAACAATAAAATCTCGAACATTAACATTACTAAAATTAGTTTCTGGTTCATCTAACTTAAATAATGTTTGTTGACTCATTCTCTTCCAAAAATTAATTCATGGGCTGATAATTCTATACCTCTATCCCATGCTGTTTCAAGCAGCTTACGCTGAATAGATGTTGGTATAGTGCCATCTCCCTTCTGCCATTTAGATACTGATGCAGGGTCACGATGTATTGCCCTAGCTAATGCTCGAACACCACCGAACTCAGCTATTGCTATTTGTACTGGGGTTTTAGTTGTTTCCATATTTATATATTGCCATAAATGCAACATTAATACAAGTAATTAGGCAAAAAAAAAGAGGGTTGTTAACCCTCCTCCTCTTTTTGTTTTTCAGTAAACTCAATAGTTGTGCTGTTGAGGTCACCTGTGGTTATTGGTTCAAATTCCCAAGGGCAATCATTATCAAGTAACCATTCGTATAGTTTTGAACTGTTCATTACTTGACCTCTGGTTTAGTTTTGACGCTGTACTCTACAGTTTCCCAGACATCCATAAATTGTACTAGCCATTTTATGTGTCGCACTTGCAACTTGTCTCGGTGTGGAGCATTTAATAAATCAATAGCTGATTCATTAGGTAGCTTGTGCTTTTTACGGTAAGTTTGAAAAACTTCTACAAGCCATAACTTCTCATTGGTTAGACTCATTGAACTATCTCCTTGTAAGTTTCTAGTTCGTCCAATGTAGATAAATAAGTTTCTACTCTTGATTTGTCTACATCATCTTGTCCATAGACTAATAAAGCTTCACCAATTGCTAGTAAATCTTTATGACCAAAACCTTTAGTTCTAATAATTTGCTTAAACAAGTCATAAGGGCTATTGTCTAGCCAATTTTCAGAAGCCCATTGTAGGTCTTGGATTTTGTCAAATGCTTTAACTGTTTTTGTACTGGTCATTTTAAATAAGGATTAGGAATAAAAGTAAATAAGGTAATAATGCAAAGGCCATAGGTCTATCCATATACAAGTGAGTCAAAGGTCATGATCTGCAATATAGAATCTGCTATTGAAGCATCAATAAGACTAAGGTCGTTAGTCGCAAAAGCTTCAAATATTTCACAGCAATCATGTTTATTTAAATCAGTTTTACCAGAAATAATTTTTTCTATGGTGGTTAAAACATCTTGAACTTTAAATAAATGTGTGTCTTTTTCCATATCTTCTACTGTTATAGGACTATCAAGAGTTAATTCTTTTAGCCAAGTACAGCAACCTTCCCATCCATAATCTTGACCTGACTTGATGTATGTAACACCTTCGTCTTCTTCTACCTCTATATTGCCTATGGTCACATCTGTAGCCCAATAAGTTGAGCCTTGACCCATAGTGCAAAATAAACATTTTAAGTCTTCTAAACTAATGTCAAATTGATAGTTGACGTTGCAAGTGAATTTTTGTTCTGTAATAGTTGTCATTAATTTATTCTCCTAAGTATGTGTCAACGGTTTCTTTGTATTCAACAGAACCTGCTACTAGTTGCTGTGCAGTAATTGCAGATACTGTAGAGCTAGACATAAAAGCATTGATAAATGCATCCTTGTTTGCTTTGCCTTTAACATCTCTGTAATCAACTCCAAGCATTAAGTCAGCAAATACTACAAAAGCACGTTTACCTTCTGCTTTAGTACGCTTAAGCAATCTTGAATAAGTACCTGCATGAGTCATAAACCATAAGCTGGCTTGCTCTTGGATCTCGCTAGGTGTGAATGTCTCCATGTGTTGTTAATAAAATTAGTAAGTGACAAATCGGTAGACAACCGATATTTATTAGTATTGCATTAATCCCAACACTTGTCAACAAATTAATTACAGATATTGCAAATTTATTTATTTTTTCTTATATTTTAATTAATTTATTATTGCTAAATGACAGCAATCACTCAATTAACCAGAGAATACATTGCTGTTAATTCTGAAGGTTACCGTATCGGGTCTAGCCACCATAACTGTAAAATTTCTGATCTAACTATTGACGCTATCAGGGATTTAAATGAAGAGGGATTAGGTTACGGTACTCTTAGCACTATTTTTAATTTACCAAGAGGTACAATTGCCAAAATCTGCAAATACCAAATCCGAGGGCAAACTCCAGACCGTTGGAAAACAATCTACAAAACTAGGACGGCCTACAGAGAAAGTTGATCCTATTGAAGCTACAAAAATTTGCGAGTGGATTGCTCATGGTAAAACCTTACGAGAATATTGTCGTAAAAAAGGTAGCGTTCAATGGAGAACTATTTATAAATGGTTAGATAAAGATGAAGAGTTTCGGTCAGCCTTCGCGAGGGCTAGGGATACTGGATGTGAGATTTTATTTGAGGAGTGCCTAGAGCTAATTGATACTCCACCAGTTATGTGCGGTTCTGAGGGTAACGAGAGGATTGATCCAGCGTTCATAAATTGGCAGAAAAACAGGGTCGAAACTAGGTTTAAAATGCTATCTAAGTTTAATCCCAAACGATTTGGAGATAAGTTAGGTGTTGATGCACAAGGAGATATTAATTTAACTATTAGTACTGGTATTCCTCAAGGATGAGCAGCATTGCCCTTGATTACACCCCTAGAGCGTGGCAAAGGGAGTGCCATTTAAAGAAACAAAGGTTTTCTGTTTACGCATTGCACAGGAGATCTGGCAAGACTGAACTCGCAATAATGGAGCTAATAGATAAAGCGATTAAGACAGACAAAGAACTAGCCATGTTTGTCTATGTAGCTCCGTTTTTAAGACAGGCAAAAGCTATTGCGTGGCAAAGATTAAAGAGCAAACTTGAACCATTGCGTAGGCAGTCTGTAATCGAGATAAACGAGGGAGAACTATCCGTAAGGTTTAAACATAATGGAGCAATCATTAGATTGTTTGGAGGTGATAACCCAGATGCCATGCGAGGTCTGCGTCTTGATGGCATAGTCATGGACGAGGTAGCTCAGTTGAAAAACGAGCTATGGACAGATATTGTGCAGCCTGCACTCTCTGACCGTTTGGGGTGGTCTATATTCATCGGTACTCCATCAGGAATAAATCTATTTAGTGAGTTGTATTACAAGGCCATAGAAGAGGACGGATGGACGGCAGCAAGGTTTACGGTATTCGATACGGATTCTCTACACCCAAATGAGGTAACTCGTCTCAAACGAGACATGAGTGAGACATCGTTTGCACGTGAGTATTTATGTGACTTTTCAGCACAGGGTGATGATCAACTTATTGCATTGGCAGATACTGAGGATGCAGCCAAAAGAACATACCAATCAGACCATGTAAAGCTGTCACCAGTAGTGCTAGGTATCGACCCTGCAAGATTTGGAGATGACCGATCTGTGGTATTTAAGCGTCAAGGTAGGCAAGCATTTGAACCAGTTGTATATCGAGGTATAGACAACATGGAATTAGCAGCAAGAGTAGCCAATCTGATAGAGGAACATGACCCAGATGCTGTGTTCTGTGATGCAGGGGCAGGGAGTGGAGTCATCGACAGACTAAGACAACTATCGTATGACGTTATCGAGATTCCTTTTGGCGGTAAAGCGATAAAACCTGATCAATACATCAACCGTAGATCCGAGATGTGGTGGTTAATGAAGCAATGGATAGAGGAGGGAGGAGCAATACCTAATGACATAGCACTCAAACAAGAGTTAGCAACACCGATTTATTGGTATGACAATGTGGGTAGACGAGTACTTGAGTCTAAGGATCAAATCAAGAAGAGATTGCAGGGAGCAGGGTCACCAGATTTAGCAGATGCACTAGCACTAACCTTTGCCTTACCAGTAGCCAAAAAAGTACCAGAGGATATATATATCAAAAGACGCAAAGTATCTACCCAGAAAGCAGATTATGACCCATACAAAGTACTTTAAACGAATAGCTACAGGTTTAAATGTAAACCCATTACTAAAATTGTTAGACGATAAACCAGAGTTGTGGACAGAAATAACAGCACGCCAAAAGTTTACTGGCACACCACATAAAGATACAGAGTCAATATATGTTCGTGGGCCATTAAAAATGAGCCAATACTATGTCATGTGGGATACAGGATCATACGACTATCCGTGTATGGAATATCTGAAACCTGCGTTAGTGCCATTGATGCAACCAATACTTAAACAACTAGGTGTTGAAGACATGGGTAGGGTGTTAATTGTTAATCTCAAACCAAGTGGCCATGTAACCAAACATAACGACCAAGGAAAGTATGCAGATCATTACAGTAGGTTTCATATTGTTTTAAGATCAAACCAATGGTGTAGCCAAACTTGTGGAGATCAGGAGCAAAAATTTGAGGTAGGTGATGTCTGGTGGTTTAACCATAAAGAACTACACACAGCACACAATGTTGGCATGACAGACAGAGTGCATATAATATTTGATTGTGTAACTAAAAATTCTTTATGACGAGTGTGACCGTAACTGCTAATGGTACAGCTACTGTAGACAAAAGTAGGATATCCAAAACGGAAATCAAACTTGCCACAGTTGACGAAATGTTGGCAGAAGCCCAAACATTGTTTGACGAGCATTACGAAGAGATTGCACGCAACAAACACGTTATGGTGCTAAAACCAGACGAAGAAACGTACCGTAAATCTGAAGAGATGGGTACTATTTTTATATTGTCAGCTAGGCAAGGTGATAAATTAATTGGTTATTCTGTTAATTTTGTCACTAATCATTTACATTATGCTGATTTAAAACTAGCCCAAAATGATTTGTTGTTTATCAGCAAGGAACACAGGGGTGGCAGAGTCGGTTTAAAGTTAATAAAAGAGACAGAAAAACACGCAACATCGCTCGGATGCAAACTTATGTTATGGCACGCCAAAGAAAGCACCACCTTGGCTCATATGCTACCGAGATTAAAATATGGTGTACAAGATATTATTTTTTCTAAGGAGCTATGACATGGCGATTACGACAGCTATAGCAGCGGTTGCTAGTACTGGTTATCAAATTTACCAAGGGCAGCAACAGAAAAAGCAGCAAAAAAAGCAATTAGCATTGCAAGCACAAGCTAATGAAGATGCTAGAAAGCAAGCTAAAGCAGAAGCTGATCGTGCCGACATAGAGTACAACAAGGCAAACAGGCAAACAGCAGATGTTGGTGCTATTACTGACGAAAGTGTATTGGCAGGTAAAGGTGGTGCAGCAGGTACTATGCTTACTGGCAATATGGGTGTAGATCCTAACAAATTAAATTTAGGCAAATCCACCTTATTAGGCGGTTAATCAATGTACGAAACCAAGAGAAGTAAATTATTGACAAGGTGGGGTCACCTTCGATCAGAAAGGGCTACTTGGTGGTCACATTGGCAAGAAGTAACGACATATTTACTGCCAAGAAATGGACGTTATTTTGTACAAGATAGAAACAAAGGGCATAGAAGACATAACTCGATATACGACAATACAGGTACAAGAGCATTAAGAACGCTAGGTGCAGGTATGATGGCAGGTGCGACATCCCCTGCAAGACCTTGGTTTAGGTTAGGAACAGTTGATCCAGAACTAAATAAATATCCACCAGTAAAGATGTGGCTAAACGATGTCACAGAACGTATGCAATTAGTGTTTACAAAATCTAATACATATCGCACATTACATAGTATTTATGAAGAATTAGGAGCATTTGGTACGGCAGGGTCAATTATTTTACCTGACATGAAAAACGCAATACATCATTACCCAGTAACGTGTGGTGAATATGCAATTGCTACAGATTATCAAGGCAGAGTTAATACATTGTTTAGAGAATTTCAAAAAACAGTAGGAGAAACAGTAAGAGAGTTTGGATATAACAATTGTTCAACGTCTGTTAAAAACTTGCACGACAGAGGTTCGTTAGATCAATGGATTACAATTATTCATGCGATAGAACCAAGAGACGATAGAGAGCGTGACTTTAGTAAGAAAGACAATATGAACATGGCATATAAATCTTGTTATTTTGAGCAAGGTGGTGAAGGCGATAAAGTGTTAAGAGAAAGTGGATTTAAAGATTTTCCTGTAGTTGTACCAAGATGGGGTATATCTGGTGGCGATATTTATGGTAATTCACCGGGTATGGAAGCATTAGGCGACATAAAACAGCTACAACATGAGCAATTACGCAAGGCACAAGGCATTGATTACCAAACAAAACCACCATTACAAGTACCTAGTTATCTTAAAAACCGTGATGTAGATAGTTTGCCGGGTGGCGTTACTTTTATTGATGGGCAACAAGGCAAAATTGAAACAGCATTTAACGTAAATTTAAACTTACAACACTTGTTAATGGATATACAAGACGTAAGGCAACGCATAAATGGTAGTTTTTATGCTGATTTGTTTCTTATGTTGGCCAATGCTACTGACACAAGAATGACTGCAACGGAAGTAGCAGAACGTCACGAAGAAAAATTACTTATGTTAGGCCCTGTCTTAGAAAGATTACATAACGAATTACTAGATCCGTTAATAGATATTACGTTTAGCAGAATGATAGAAGCAGATTTAGTGCCACCAGCACCAGAAGAATTGCAAGGTATGGAATTAAATGTAGAGTTTGTATCTATGTTGGCACAAGCTCAACGTGCTATTGGTACAAATAGTGTTGATAGATATACAAACACAATGGGTGCTATTGCACAAATGAAGCCTGATGTCCTTGATAAATTTAATTCTGATGCATGGGCAGATAGTTATGCTGATATGTTAGGCATTGATCCGGCATTAATAGTACCCGGACAAGTTGTAGCTAAGATACGACAAGAAAGAGCAGCAGCACAACAAGCAGCAGCACAGGCAGAACAACAACAACAGGCAGTAGAAAACATGGCAAAACTTGGTAAAGTAGACTCAGGTAATGCTATGGACATGATGAACCAGTTTAGTGGTTACAATTCACCATCACCATTGGAGGTATAAATGGATTTAATTGATTTAAAAAAAGACCCACAGCCTATCGACAGTAAAGAAATGTATGACGAACCGATGTATAGCTACGGTTTGTGTATATCGTTAGGTAAAGAAGAACTACAAAAATTAGGCATAGAAAAACTACCAGAAGCAGGTAGTGAAATGATGCTAAAGGCAAAAGCATATGTCAAAACAGTTAGGGAAAGTCAAGAAAAAGATGGCGTAGAACAGAATGTAGAATTACAAATATGTGCAATGGCTATTGAACCAATAGATAAAACTGGTGATCAAGCAGATGGATTGTATGGAAAAAAGGCATCTGCACCACCAAAAGCACAGCCTGTTACTACACCTACTACAGGTACTTATCTTACTGGGAGTTAACTATGGGATTTGAAAATTTATCACCTGATGCCAAAGTAAGGTATCGCAAAATGATAGAACAACATAACGCTGATGAAGCCAACAAAAAGAAAAATAAAAAAAAATCTAAATTAGAACAATTTGCAGAAAAACTTTATGGAGGTAACAAGTCATGAAAGGTGCAGAAAAAATTATTCCTAGAAAAATAGAACGTAAAGTAAAAACGTTAGAAGCTATGAAAGAAGGCGGTATGGCAAGTGAAGCAGAGTTAGAAGAATTAAAAAAATTAAAAAAACTTTACCCATCAATGTTTTAACCATGAGTTTGTACGAAAACATACACAAAAAACGCAAAAGAATTAAAGAAGGTTCTGGCGAGCGTATGAAAAAGAAAGGTGAAAAGGGTAGGCCAACTGCTAAAGATTTTAAAAATGCAGCAAAAACTGCAAAAAAAATGTATCCTAACCAAAATTAGGTGTGACCGTAACCAAGTTATAACTAGATATATTAGAGCATGAGCGAATATAATCCTCTCGATCTTAAAGGTCAACAAAAATTTAAAGACAATAAAAAGTCTGTAGATAGAATTGACCGACAGAACGAGGAAGCGGATATAAAATGGCTCATGAGCAGCAAGAGGGGTCGCAGATTTGTCTGGAGACTTCTGGAAATGGCAGGTGTATTTCGATCATCGTTCAACACTAACGCAATGGCAATGTCATTTAGCGAAGGTAACAGAAACTATGGTTTGCAACTCCTTAACCAAGTCCACACTCTCTGCCCAGAACTGTATCCGACAATGATCAAGGAGCAAAAAAATGTCAGAGACGCTGATGACGGAAGCCAACCAAACAAATGAAGGTGACTCGCAGCAGACAGTAGACGCAACAACTGAGCAATCAACTGAAGCAACTACTGACACACAGCAGCAAGCTGAAAGTGTACAGGATCAACAAGTTTCGGATGAAACCGCTGTTGAAAGTGAAACTAGCGATCAGGAAGCACCAAAAGGTGCACCTGAGACATACGAGTTCAATACAAAGATTACTGACGAATCTGCTGAACTCGACCCCGAAGTAGTAACTGCATTCGGTGAAGTCGCTAAAGAACTTGACCTGCCACAAGATGCTGCACAAAAAGTTTTAGATAAAGTTGCACCTGTTATACAGGCAAAACAAGCCAAAGTACTAGAGCAAGTTAAACTTGATTGGGCTAATGATTCACAAGCTGATAAAGAATTTGGCGGTGAAAATTTAGCTGAAAATCTTAATGTTGCTAAACAAGCTTTAGATGCTTTTGGTTCTGATTCTTTGAAATCGCTGCTGCATGAAACAGGCTTTGGAAATCATCCTGAGATAATCAGGTTTATGTTTAAAGCAGGTAAGGCAATTAGTGAAGACAGTTATGTTGGTAATTCAGAAGGTGCTATGTCTCAAGGGGCAGATCCTAAAGATTTTAACAGCATAGCTAACGCACTATATTCAAATCAGCAAAACAAGTAAGGAGTTATTAAATGGCTACACTCTCAACCTCAAATTTAACACTAGCGGATTGGGCAAAAAGATCTGACCCAGACGGTAGAGTTCCAATCGTTGCAGAGCTACTATCTCAAACCAACGAAATATTAGATGATTGCGTTTTTAAGGAAGGTAATTTACCTACTGGTGAACGTGTAATTATTAGAACTGGTTTACCTTCAGTTTATTTCCGTGCATTAAACCAAGGTATTCCCGGAAGCAAATCAACAACTGCTCAAGTTGATGAAGCGTGTGCAATTCTTGAAGCACGTTCTGAAGTAGACAAAGATCTAGCGATGTTAAATGGTAACACCGCACAGTTCCGTTTATCTGAAGATACTGCGTTCTTAGAAGCAATGAACCAGACACAAGCAGAAACAATGTTTTACGGCAACCCCGGAACAGATCCTAAGAAGTTTTTAGGATTAGCACCAAGATACGGTGACCTTTCTGCAGATAATGCTGTAAACATTCTTGATGCAGGTGGATCAGGTTCTGATAACGCTTCTGTATATTTAGTTGTTTGGGGAGAT